AACTCTGTATTGTTTGCAAGTGCAGAAGAGTCAGTTCAAGAACTTCATCAGATTGTTCTTGATGTGGAAGACAAGGTTGACCTTGAGATTCCCACAGAAAGCATGCAGCGAATAGAGTTATTTGAGCCTGAAGAAGAGATTAGCAAATATGTTGGTCTTGGACTCAATGCTGATTACGATCACGAGATCAAGTTCTCCCCCCGAGATTTGGTACTTGTGGGAGGCAAGCGAGGTTCTGGTAAGTCTTTAACGTGTGCTAATATTGCAAACAATGTATTTCAGTCTGGCCGTTCAGCTATCTACTTCACTATTGAGATGGATAGCCGTTCAATATTGCAACGATGTTGTTCGATTGCAACTGAAGTGCCCTTCTCCCGACTACGTACACAGAATTTATCTGTTATAGAGTGGGAGAAAGTGGCTGGCTGGTGGGCAAGTCGCTTCCAGCAAGGTCAGGACAGGTTGAAAGAATACAAAGAGCGCCGAGACTTCTCTGACTTTCATCATAAGTTAACAACTCAGCATGAGCTTCTCCCGACTCAACAGCTAGATGTAATTTATGATCCAAGTTTAACTCTTGCTAAAATACGTGCAGAGTTAGACAAGAAAGTCAATAAGATAGAAGCAGGAGTGATTATTGTAGACTATATCAACCAAGTCAAGCGTTCTACCGTACCCTCTCGGGGAGGGCAGTACGATTGGACGGAGCAGATTGAAGTATCCAAAGCTCTCAAGGCTATGGCACAGGAGTATGAATGCACTGTATTCTCTCCTTACCAGACTGATGCTACTGGCGAAGCTCGCTTTGCTAAAGGTATTCTTGACGCTGCGGACGCAGCTTACGCGCTAGAAACCTGGGATCAAGAAGATGCTTGTATTACATTTAATTGTGTAAAAATGCGAGCAGCTAGTATGAAATCTTTTAGTTCTACTATAGACTGGGAGAGTTTAAAGATTGGTCCTGAGACAACTTTGACACCAAAGGAGCGTGAAGCTAGCTCTCACAAAACGGATGAAGATATAGACGATCTCTAATATTTTCTTGACATTTGTAGCCCTCTTCATGTATAATATCGTGAAGAGGGTTTTTTTGTAACTAATAAGAGAGATAAAATATGAAAAGTAGTACCTACTATAAAAATAGATATGGAGACGTGTACTTCTGGCATCCTGTAGATGAAAATACCTACGAGTTTAGAATGTTCGGAAATATTTTAGAACACTGTAGAATGGGATTTAAAATCAACGACGAAGAGCAGGTAGATCACACAGATCTAGCATTCTTCGATCCAAGTGGAGGGCCTTTCGTAGATTATCACACAGAGATAGATGGCAGAAAAGTATGTCACATCGAACATCATAATAAGTGTTTCTACGTAGAAGTAAGTGACGAATAATAGTCCCAGACTTGACAAAAATAATTCTTGACTTTTTCTGCTAAATCAAGTATAATATATGCTTATTCGAATGGAGACTTATGTATGGGAATGTTTTACGGCAGTCTAAACTACACCACTTCAGGACGCAAAAAGAAAAGGAGACCTAGTGTCAAAAAGAGCACATCTAAGACGTTTACTGATTTCACAACAAGCACGAAGACGTATGCAGATGTTAGACGAGAGTCCGACATTTATTACCCCTCAAGGGATGACACAACTGGTTCTACCCCTCGAAGAGAGTCCCCAAGATACACCGGAACGCTCATCCGAGGAATCGCAACAATGCACAAATCAAACGCAGTCCCCGTGACTAGCGACCAACAAGCTATAGACATATCGAGAATGGCAAAATGACTCTAAAAAACAGCAGACTGGCACCTAAAATTACTGAGCTATTTGATAGCTTAGAGGCAAGCATATCTTCTGAGGACTATGACCACGCGGATGTTGTTCTTGCGCGACTATCAAAATATTTTCATGTATTTGACGACGAGCACACGGATTACTATCAATATGCACAACATGAAGTAGAGTTACAACTCCATGGATTAGATGCAGAAGACTATGACAGTGAATCTCTGTTCGACTGGGAGGGAGACGCTTTAGCATCTGCCGGTTTCGGAACTGATGAAGATTATCAATAAGATATGGCGTATATGGAAGTACTCTATAGGTAGTTTTTCAGACGAACAAACTGCGGAGTATGACAACGCAGTAGCGGTAACAAGAAGTTTTATCGTCCTGATAAATGTAATATGTGCGTGTTTTATTATGGTAAATATCCTAAAAAACTGGTGATTAAGTGAACGTAGAAGATCTACTCAGATCAAAAGGTATTCCTTACATTCCTAAAGGCGGTGACTTTGTTGTCAGTTGCCTCAATCCCGAGCACGCGGATAGAAATCCTAGTATGCGAATAGACCAAGTAACTGGTATATTCAATTGTTTTTCCTGTGAGTACAAAGGTAATTTGTTTACTCATTATGGTGAAAAAGCCAATAAGATGGAGATCAGAAGGCAGCTTCTAAAGAAGAAGATTGATGAAGTAAGATCGGAAAGTATTGGTCTGCAAATGCCAGAAGACTACTTACCTTATGTAGGAAGCTGGAGAAATATAGCAGGAGCTACGTATAAAGATTTCGAAGCATTTATTCATGCAGGAAAAGACTTTGTAGGTAGAATATGTTTTCCGATCCGAGATCGATCTGGTAGAATAGTAGCATTTCAATCCAGAGCAACGGGCGACCAACAGCCTAAGTATCTAAATACACCTCCAGGTGCAAAGCTGCCTTTGTTTCCTACCGTTACTCCTATTCAGGGGCGAGTTATAATGGTAGAAGGAATATTCGATGTACTTAATCTACACGATAAAGGGCTTACAAATGCTGTATGTTGTTTCGGGGTAAAGAATGTAAATGAAGAAAAACTACAAGTACTCTCCGTATCTGGAGTAGACGGAGTAGATGTTTTCTTAGATAATGATGATGCAGGCCAGTCTGGATCTGTAAAGTTAAGGGAGTTATGTGAGACAGTGGGTCTCGATACTCGTAACATTGCTTTTGGTAACAAAAACATGGATGCGGGTGCATTAACTGAATCTCAAGTAATTAAATTAAAGAGTAAATTATATGCCTAAAGTTGCATTAGTAGAAACTAAACCAAGTAGAACTAATTTCAAATCAGAGTTTGATTTTGATTTCGATCAATTTCAACTCTGCTCAGATGCCAGCCTTAAGAAAGTTTTAAAACGGGACTGCGACATTGACATGAATCCAGACGACTATGAGTGGATTGTGCTTGTAGGTTCGGATGCCATGAAATATTATACCAAACTTAGCTCTGTAACGGAGTACTCTGGAAAGAAAGTAGAGGGCAAGTTCTTGCCTGTAATTAATCCCGCTATGTTAGCATTCAAGCCCGAAGCAAGAAAGACTTGGGAAGAGAGCGTTAAAAGCATTCATGCTTATGTTGCTGGAGAAGTAGAAGATGTAATTATTGATTCTAGTGTTGCTTTTGGTATACAAGATACGGAACAAGCCAATGAATTTATTGAAGCAGCTATACAATATGATAGTGACTACATTGCGCTCGACTCTGAAACAACTGGTTTATATCCTCGCGACGGTTATATGCTGGGTATTAGTCTTAGTTATGATGGTAAGCGCGGTGCTTACATTGATACTGATTGTTTTAGTAGTAGAACTGAGCAACTTCTACAACAACTTTTCGACAAGAAAACAGTAGTGTTTCACAATGCGAAGTTTGATATGGCATTTTTCGAATATCACTTCCACTTTAACTTTCCTCAGTTTGAGGACACTATGTTGCTCCATTACCTCATAGACGAGAATCCCGGAGGGCACGGCCTCAAGCAGCTCACAATGAAGTTTACTCCTTACGGAGACTACGAAAAGCCGATGTACGATTGGATAGATCAGTACAGAAAAGAGCACGGGATTCTAAAAGACCAGTTCAATTGGGGAGATATTCCCTTTGATGTAATGAAAACCTATGCCGGTATGGATGCTTTATGCACCCTTCTTATATATGAAAAGTTCGTTAAAATTAAGCAGAATAAGAAACTGAAATGGGTATATGATAATATACTTATTCCAGGTACTCGTTTTCTAATAGACACCCAAGACAATGGTGTTCCGTTTGATAAAAAACGTCTGTATGTAGGACAAGATGCGATGCAAACTGATATTGACGAAGCTATTGCAGCTTTGTACGCAAATGATAATATACGGAGATTTGAAGAACTAAATGGAAAACCTTTTAATCCCAATTCTACTGTTCAACTTCGTAGTTTGCTATTTGACTTCTTGGGCCTTAGACCTACAGGAAAGAAAACAGGAACGGGTGCGGATTCTACTGATGCGGAAGTGCTCAACGAACTTAGCCTTCAGAGCGATGTACCTAAGCGGATCTTGGATATACGACAAAAATCTAAAATCAAAAATACTTATCTTGACAAGATCATACCTCAGCTCGACCGAGATTCTCGTCTCCGTACTGGGTTCAATCTACATGGTACAACTAGTGGTAGGCTTAGTTCTAGTGGCAAACTTAATATGCAACAATTGCCTAGAGATAACCCTACTGTAAAAGGCTGTATCAAAGCATCCGAAGGGCACAAAATTGTAGCCATGGATTTAACTACAGCAGAAGTATATGTTGCCGCAATTCTCGCAAATGATAAAGCCCTCATGGAGGTATTTCGTAGTGGTGGTAATTTTCACAGCAGTATTGCTCACAAAGTCTTTCGACTTCCTTGTGGCGTGGAAGAAGTCGCTGACCTCTACCCAGACAAGCGACAGGCGGCAAAAGCAGTAACCT